ACCTTTTTGCATTACTAGATTTTGAGTTTCTTTTGGTAAACTATTAAATACTTCCTTGTCTTCATCTGTTTTTGGATTCTTTAATCTTTCTAATTCGTAATCGCTTAATATCTTGTAATATCTACCAACAGAAAAATTTATACTTCCACCAATTTGAATATCTGCTGGATTTAAAACTATATATCTTGCTGGTAGGCTGACAGAAGCTTTGCTTGTTAAACCAAATGTTTGAGTGATTTTACTTATATCAGAATCTTGAATTTGGGTATCAAATCTATAAAGAAATACATTACCAGAACGATAATACTCTCTAAAAAACTTATCTTGTAAATCTGATATATTTATCTTTTTAAATAATGCAGAAAAGAAATCTCTACTTTTTTGACTTCCACCTTGAAAATATATATGACTTGAACTAAATTCTGTCATTAAATCAATAGTATTACGGAAAATTGCAAAGTTATAATAGCATTTTTGACAAAGAATAACAGCATCTCTAATGTTGATATTTGAACTGCCTTTAATACCAGTAGAGTATTTAAAAGGTATCAATCCATCATCAATATTCTTGTATCTTTCAGTTCTTACTATATTTCCAGCTAAATTTCTTCTAGATCTTGTATCATCTGCGGCTTTTGCTTCATACATTTTGCTAGTACTAGCTTCTGATACCATTAGGGGTTGAATATCGCTATTTTTAGCGATTTTTGTTTTATTTTGATTTTTTTTAGACATTTGTTTAAATTATTACACTTTATGTAATCATTATAGGCGAAAAAGTTGGAATTTCTAATATTTCTGGCTGAGACATAATATCATTATAGCATTTATATCCCCAATTCGCAAGCATTAAAGCTGAATAATTATCTTTTCTAGCCTTATTTGCAGAAGCGCTTCTTTTTAAATGTTGAGGTAAATCGAAGTTTTGATTGCCACGGCTAGTAGATGTATACTCTACTAAAGCACATTGTTTCTTGGTTTGATATATGAAATCATCTTGGTTTTCTATAAAATCTAAAGTAGTCCAATCTTTCTTGTCTTCTGTGCGGATTAAGCTTAAATTAGCATTGCTATTCATGACTTTATTAAAGAAGTCTTCATTACCACCAGTATTTGAAGCAAACCAAATTTTCTTATAATCAATACATGCTTGAAGATATTCATTACCTTTTCTAATAAAATTGCTGGTAAATACTTGATTAATAGCTATTCTACCATCTTGTAAATTATATTTATTCCTAATATCTCGTATCATTAAATCATAATCTAGACCCTCTAAATCTGAATTAAAATCTAATAATTTAATATTTAATTTATCCTTTTTAAATAGCTCTGATTCATTACAGCTAGATAAAAATACATCTGAACCAGCATTATCAAGTATTATAAATATGATATTAAAATGAGTCATTATATAATGAAAATATGCAACGTGATTTTTTAAATTACCTAATCCAGCATAAGTATGTACTAAACTAGACGTTTTTGTTTCTTCATCTACTTCTAATACTGCCATAGCAAAATAATCTGCATTTGGACTGTCACTCATATTAGGATCTATTCCAAGAACATACTTTTTATTTGATTCGCCTTTTAAAAGAGTATGAGGTTTTTCTCCTAATTTCAAGGTACATTCTTCCATCTTTTTTGCATTAAAATAACTATCGCTGCCATCAGTAAATCGCGCGCAATATTCTCTAAGAAAACTACTATGACTCGATCCGCCAGCTTGAGCTTCTTCAATAATTGTTTTATCAATCATTTCTTCTGGCAAAGCTTCATAGCTTAATTGACTTACAAAGTATTTTGCTTCGCCTTGTTCTTTTTCTAAAATTTTTGTACACCATTCAGAATATGTTTTATAAAGATTTTCAAAAGTATAACTAGCAGAAGATAGAGCGACCATTTTACTTGTATTTTCAAATACCATTCTATCTTCTTCTTTCATTAAACCTTCTTCAATTAATTTGTCTTCAAATTCTCGTATCTCCATTCTCTCTTTGATGTTTTGTGGAGCTACTAAGAATGGCATTAATACGTTTTTAATAATTTCTTCTGGAAGCAAAAGAAACTCGTCAAGCACAAGAATGTTTGCTCGAAATCCTCGAATCTTTTCTCCGTTTAGAGGAATAGCCACTATGCTTCCACCATTAATTTGCCATTCAAATTGATCATTACGCTTTGCTTTTGCGCCAAAACATTGAGCTAATAACTCTGCTCCAGAACTTTCGACTATCTTTTCTAAATTATTAAAAATAAATCTAGCAGTTCTAAATGTTGGTCCAGCTATAAGAATTTTAGTATTTGGTTCGAATACGCATTGAAGAAAACAAAATACTGCAGCGATAAATGATTTACCACAACCACGACCAAAGACGCACATGTTAAAATTTCTATTCATCAAAGCCTTAAGATGTATCTCTTGATAAGGAGCTAGTTTTACTCCACTAATAAGTTCTGTTGTAAAACCAAGGTTTGATCTAAGAAATTTTGCTAAACTAATTTTGGCTTCCTTATCATTAAGATAGCCCTTAAGTTCTGCTAATTCAGCATTAATATCTTTAACTTCTCTAATGTATTTATCTGGACAGTATATCATAATAGTTTCATATCATAAGCTAATTGAAGATCTACTTTACTATAAAAACATTTACTTGCAAATATAGATTCAATTGCTCTTTTCATCTCTTCTCTGCCATCTACGAATAAAAATTGTAGATTACTATGCTCTTGAATAAGAGATCTTACATTATGAAAGATATATTCTGGAGTGGCTTTAATTTTTTTGCTAATATGAGGAAGATATTGGAAGCTCAAAGCATTAGCTAACTTTTCTTCTACAATAACTATAAGATTGCAGTTGTTTTTTCTAGACTTATCTATCTCATTTTTAAACCTATCAAAATTACCAGCGCTTAAAGTGCTAATGAAATCGCTCAAACTTTTTCTTTCTATATAACAACCACAATTGTCGTTACCACAAGCATAGTCGCCAAAAGATAAAGTCTTGATTTCAAATGGTATATTAAATTTGAGCCAATTTTGTTCTCTTGTGTCTACATAAATAATATCTTGTGAAGATAATTTATTTTTAAATTGATTGGTTATTATATTTGGATGAATATATTTATTTTCTAATCCTATTTCAGAACATAATTGATAGTAGTCCTCAAATATTTGATTATAAGAAATAATAGATGGACTCATTATTGTTCTAAGCTCTATTTGAGTTGGAGAATATATTAGGTTCTTTTCGTTTTTTCTTTTAATCAAAAGGTTCTTGCAGTAGTCTTGAGCTTCTTCTAATGGCTGTTGTTTTAGCCATTTCTTCATGTTATTCTTATCATTAAAATCGCTATTTAAGTATTGTTCTTTTGTTTTAAATAAGATAACATCTCCAGTTAATAAATCTTTCTTAGGAAAATAAGTGTGATAGTATTTTTCTTTATTTAAACCATATCCCCTAAGAGCAAGATGAAGACTTTTTTCATCCTTAAACTCTTTACCATCTACTTTACATATTACACTCATCCATTTAAAATCTCATCTCTAGAGATTCCTAATATCTTGCATTTTACTTCGTCCATTGTAGATAATCTATCTATCTCTTTTTCAATAGTCTTCTTTCTCATTTCTGCCATCTTTAAAAGTTTGGCTCTACTCTCTTCTTCTTTCCACATCTGAACAAGATTTATAACTGATGCGGTTTCTTTTACTTGCTTGCTTAGTTTATCGCTACGTTTTACCTTAAGATCATTGTTTAATTTTTGCTGACGATTTACGCAATCATTATATTCTTTTCTAGCTGTACTACTAGCTTCAACAAGAGCCATTGGGATCTTACCATCTTCTTGCATGGAGAGTTCAATTTGATGTTGTAGTACATTAATTGTTTGTTGAATGTTAGAAGATATAACAACTTCTGTACAAAGCACAATATATTGATCTACTTCTTCTTGGGAAAGATCACCTTTATCATAAGTATATCTAACAAAACTGCTTTCAAAAAGTTCTCTATCAGCTTCATTATCATAAATGTTCATTTGATGAATGAATCTATGAGTGTTCATATAACTAATGAGTGAATTAATTTCTTTTTTATGTTTATGGGTAAGTTTGTTTTTATCAATACCATCTAAAACATATTTATTAATTTTAACTATCATTCTTTCTTCACTACGAGGTGGTTTGTATCCTTCTGTTGCTGCGTTTTCGTTTTCTGTATTATTGAATTTAATATTACTGGGTATATTTTTCATATACTCCAAAACACTTCTAGTTTCTTGGCATAAATTAGTTAAGGATTCATTTTTAAATAGTATCTTTGACATTTCAAGCCCTGTCATTGTATGACAATTGTTACTAATGTATTCTTTTTGTTCTATAGATAATTCAATAAGTCCTTTAGCTTGATACTCATGACTCTTCTTAGGTTTAATTTGTCTACTAGCTAAAAAATTTTTAACAGCTTTTCCCTCTTTGCTTCTGCCATCTAAATCATCTCTTCCAAAAGCTAATTGAACTAATTCTACTAGTGATGGTGGATTATCAGTA